GATCTAAAATAGTATCTACAAAGGTTAGAGATACAGTAAGAGCAATTAAACCTAGTTTGATGCGTGTATTCCTATCCTCCGAAAATCCAGTCGAATATATCCCTGCTAATCAACAACAAGTAGAAATGGCAGATCAAGCTACTAAATTTGCTCATTACGCCTTCCAAAGAGAAAATGGCTATAAACTAATCAATGAAGCTATACATGATGCTTTAGTTAAAAAGACAGGCGTACTTAAAGCTTATTGGGAAGATACATCCGAATCAGAGATTTTTGATTACTCTCATTTGACAGAAGAAGAAATGACAGCCCTGGTAGGTGAGAAAGAGATTACCGTTGTTGAGCAAGAGGTTGAGATGCATCCTGTAACAAACGAAACAGGAGAATCTGTAGATAAGCCTTATTATTCTTTGAAAGTAAGTAGGGTTCAAACTAGTGGCAAATTATCCATTGAATCCGTACCTCCCGAAGAATTCTTTGTCGATCGGAATGCAAAAACCATCGAAGATGCTTATATTGTAGTTCATCGTACAGAAATGAGAGTCTCAGATTTAGTTTCAATAGGATATGATTTTGACCAAGTCTCAAAACTTTCAGGTTTAGCCTACGAAGATACATTTACTGATGCAGAGAAATACGAACGTTCAAATTACTCAGAAGATGCTAGTGAAGATATAACTGATCCTTCTATGCGATTAGTTGCTATATCGGAAGCCTATATGAGAATCGACGTTTATGGTACAGGCGAGGCAGTTATGCATAAGATTGTATTAGGCGGAGCATCTTACGAATTATTAGATCATGAACCGTGGGGTGACGTTCCTTTTGCAGTATTTGAAATTGATCCTGAACCACATACTTTCTACGGACGTTCTATTGCAGATTTGATTATGAACGATCAAGATGCATCTACAGCAATGATAAGAGGCTTATTAGATAATATTGCATTAACTAATAATCCTGCAATTGACGTAGTTGAAGGACAAGCGAATATCGATGATGTATTAAATAATGAAATCGGTGCTATACGACGAATCAAGTCACCTGGTGCGATTACGGTTAATGCCGTACCATTTATTGCAGGCCAAACTTTAGGCGCTGTTCAATATATGGATGAGCAAGTAGAGAATAAGACCGGTATCACTAGAGCTTCTATGGGATTAGATCCTGATGCTTTACAGAATACAACAGCAACTGCAGCACAGATTACTGCTCAACGAGGATCAGGACAAATCGAGGTAATCGCTCGAAACCTTGCAGAAGGAGGCATGAAACGCTTATTTAAACTGATATTACATCTATTAGTAGAAAACTCGGATCCTCGCAGATGGAACGCAGATATGGATCTTACGGTTAATGTTGGTTTAGGCACTGGTCAGGAAGATCAAAAGCACATGGCTTTATCACAGGCCTTACAAATGCAAATGCAGATCTGGCAAAACTACGGTCCAACCAATGGCTTAGTAACGATGGTTGGGATTCGGAATACTTTAGGCGATATGCTAGGATTAGCAGGAGTACGCAATGTTGATAGATACTTTAGTCCTATGACACCAGAACAAGAACAACAACTAGTACAACAAGCACAACAAGCACAATCACAACAAACATCTCCAGAACAGGAATTAGCAAGAGCAACAGTCGAAGCAGAGACAATCCGAGCACAATCTAAAATGCAGACAGATAGCATGAAGATAAAAATTGATGCTCAAAAAGCTATTGCAACAGACGACAGAGAACGTGATAGAATGGATCAAGACCTACTTATTGAAGCAGCTAGGATATTGGGACAATGGGGACAAAAAATTGATGTTGAAGAAATTAAAAAGATGCAAGATAAGCCAAGATACGACCAAACTGAACCGACACAGGCGGTTACTACTGGTAGATATTAATGGCTAGTGCAGCTAATATAAAGAGATTGATGAACGATGAAACATTTAAAGATGTTATATCTGAAGTCATAGAACGACAAGCGAATGTGTTTTTGACTCCAGATTCTTCGACGGAAGAAAGAGACGATGCACATGATATTGTTCGTGCAATAGGGAAGATTAGTGATTACATGGATTCCGTTCTGGATGATGAGGTAATTAAGAATCGTCGAAATAATAAATAGGAGAACAGCACCGTGGCAACGACTGAAACCAAGAGCATCACAATAGATGATGCAGTAGAGAGCTTATTAGCTCCAGTGGAAACTGAAGAAGAGATTGTAGAGGAAGAAGCTCAGACAACAGAAGAAATTACCGATGAGGTAGAAGAATCTGCTGAGACCGAAGCAAGCGAAACGGAAGTTTCTGAAGAAGACGAAGATCCAGATATCGAAGGATCTTCTGACGTTACAGAAGAGGACGACGACGAAGCAATAGAAGACGCCGGTCAGGAAGAGCTTGAAGGCTATTCTGTCAAGATTGGCGGACAACAATATGTCCAAAAAGGAATGCAAGAAGCAGCACATCAGCGTAAAGAAGCTGAGTCAGTCTACGAAGCATTACTTAATGAACGCCAGCAGGTACAACAACTGTATCAGCAATTACAATCAGGCGAATTGGGTTCACCTCCCGTATCACCATCTAGAGAAATGTTTGAAAATGATCCTTTGGGTTATATGGACGACAAGATGAAATACGACGAGGCAAAAGAATCTTACGATAAACAGATAGCAGGCTATCAGCAAGTTGTTCAGCAAAATGCAAAAGCTGAACAATTGGCAAAGCAAGCTTATATGAAACGTGAGATGGAGCAACTTCAAATCGCTATCCCTGAATTCTCTGACTCGTCTAAAGCGAAAGAGATCAAGAGTAAACTGGTTAATATTGGTGGTAAGCATTATGGTTATACAGCCGAAGAAATTGGGCAAGTTATGGATCATAGAGCACTTAAGGTTTTAAACGATGCTATGAAATATCAAGAGATCATCGCTGGAAAATCTAAAGCAGTTAAAAAGACTAGAAAAGCTAAACCCGTCTTAAAGGCAGGTGCTAAAAGGTCGAACAAAGTACAACCTGGCAAAGTTCGTGACCGCCAACAGGCGAAACTTAGAAATTCTGGAAGTATCGAAGATGCTCTAGGATTAATTTTAAATGCTTAACATAGGAGAACTATAATGGCACAACCATCAAATACATTTGATAGCTATGATATAAATGGTATTCGTGAGGACTTGGAAAACGTAATCTACGACATTTCCCCTGAGGAAACACCGTTCTATTCATCATTAAAGAAAGTAAGCGCATCTAACACTTATCATGAGTGGCAAACCGATGCATTACGTTCATCAACAACAAACGCTCACATTGAAGGTGACGAGACCGCAGGCGAAGCACGTACAGCAACAGCTCGCTTAGGTAACTACACTCAAATCTTTAAGAATGCGGTAATCATTCCTGACACGGATCAAGGCATAGATAAAGCCGGTCGTTCTGCGGAAATGGCATACCAAACGCTTAAGATTGCTAAAGAGCAAAAGTTAGACATCGAGAAAGCTTTGTTTGACAATAACGCTCGTGTGGCAGGTTCAGCTACTGCAGCTCGTGAATTAGCAGGTGTACCAGCGTACATGACTACTAACATCACTAACACAGGTAGTGGCGGTGCAGATCCTACAGGTTCAGTTCCCGGTGCTACAGCTCGTACCGACGGTACTGCAACTGTGTTTTCACAAGCAGACTTTGACTCAGCAATGCAAGCATGTTGGGAAGCAGGTGGTCGTCCAGACACTGTTTACCTATCTGCATTCCAGATGAACAAAGCGTTAGGCTTCACTGGTAACAATAACCAACGATCTACTGTTAAAGCAGAAAGTGAAAAGGTTATTAAGCACCTAGACGTTTACGTTACTCCATGGGGAACGGTAGAATTTACTCCTACTCGTGAAAACCGTGGTCGTGACGTATTTCTTATGCAATCTGATATGTGGGCCGCAGCAGTTCTACGTCCTACTAAGAACTCAGAGTTAGCTAAGACTGGTGATTCAACGAAACGTCAAGTTGTTACTGAGCTTACGCTTGTTTCTAAAAATGAAGCAGCATCAGGCGCAGTTGTTGACTGTACTACTTCTTAATAGAAGTTGATTTAAACCCCCATTTTTTGTGAACACGTGGGGGTTTTTATTATTCTCAACAATGATTTTTTATAGTGATATAATAGAAGAAAAGTTTTAAAAAAGGTATACGGATGAAAACGGGCGAAAAAGTCACTTTTGATGCAACCAAACAAGAAATCATTGTTGAGAATACTTACGATAACCAATACTATCTCGATCGAGTGGAAAAGATTCGGAGAGAAGGTTTAGGTGTTCATGGCGAGAATAAACTCGTTGGGAGTCTTCCTATACACCTGATAAAGGAAGTTTGTAATAAACTAGGTGTTAAATGGGGTGACGTTGAAGCACGCAAAGATGTTGTTAAAAGAATGATATTAAGCGGCGATTTTGATAAACTACGAGTGTGGAAAGGCACTTTTTAATATAGGATATAAACTATGGCAGATACAACTACAACAACGTATAGTCTGACTAAACCTGAAGTAGGTGCGTCAGCAGATACATGGGGTACTAAGATAAACACTAACTTAGATACTCTTGATAATTTATTAGACGGTGGAGTACAAACCTAACAGACTTAGAGATTGACGGTGTTATCGTAACATCAACACCTGCTGAACTAAACATCTTAGATGGTGTTACATCAACCACAGCAGAAATAAACTATACAGACGGTGTTACCTCAGCAATTCAAACACAGTTAGACGCTAAACAAGCAACGATGTCAGCAGGTACAGGTCTTGATTTAACAGGCGCTACATTCTCTATCGAGCCTGATTTAAGAGATGGTATTACGGATATTGGTAGAGATACTAATGACTATGTATCTATCGGTACAACAAGCATAAGTTTTTACTTGAATGGGGTTAAGGTAATGAGTTGTGATGCTTCAGGCAACATTATTGCAAAAGGTAATGTAACTGCTTACGGCACACCATAATAACAAGGAGTAACTTATGACAATGCAGTCTTCGGGCGCTATTAGCCTACAAGATATTCAAGATGAATTTGGTGGCTCTCACCCTATTGGGATGTCTGAGTATTATGGTAAGGACACAGTACCCGCATCAGGAGCAATCGGATTTAATGCCTTTTACGGAACGTCTGATGCTCAATTTATCGTTGCATCAGGTGGCTCTGTGTCTACATCAGGCGATTATAAGATACATACATTTACAGGCTCAAGCACTTTCACTTGTTCTAATTTAGGTAACGCAGCAGGTTCAAATACATTTGAATACTTAATAGTTTCCGCAGGTGGTGGCGGTGGTGGTCAAGTTGGCGGTGGTGGTGGTGCAGGTGGTATGATGTCAGGCTCAGGCGTTGCATCTTCTTCCTCTAGGTCAATCACCGTTGGCTCAGGTGGCGGTGGTGGCTTACTAAACTCAGGCACTAGAGGCTCTAACGGCGGTACTTCAGGAATAGCAGGATTAACCTCTCCAACAGGCGGTGGCGCAGGTGGTGGTTATCAGTCAGGTCAGAATGGTAATTCAGGTGGCTCAGGTGGTGGTGGTTTCACATCAGGTGGTTCGGGAACATCAGGACAAGGTAACTCAGGTGGTTCGGGAACAAATTGTTGCGCAGGTGGCGGTGGCGGTGGCAAAGGTGGCTCAGGTGGCAACAGTAGTGGAAGTACTGGTGGAGCAGCAGGTTCAGGCTCTTCTTGGCAAGGCACAGCCTACGCAGGTGGTGGTGCAGGAACATCAGGTAACTGTACTATCATTTATGGACAAGCAGGTGGTGGTAGAGGTGGTTTAGATGATGGTTGTGGTAATGAGCGACCAACTAATGCTACTGCTAACACAGGTTCAGGTGGTGGTGGAGCAAGAGATTGGCCCATATCAGGTGGTTATGCGTCAGGTAATGCAGGACAGGGTGGCTCAGGTATTGTTAGAATCAGATATAAATTTCAATAAGGAGTTACAATGGCAAACTTTGCTCAACTAGATAACAATAATATTGTTACACAGATTATTGTTATAGATAACGATGATATTTTAGATACAAACGGTAATGAATCAGAATCAATAGGTCAATTACTTATTTTAGATTTGTTTGATTCTGACCCTAATTTTGACAAAAGCCTAGTATGGAAACAGACATCTTACAACTACAATATACGAAAAAACTATGCTACTATTGGCGGTAGTTATGATGAAACAAAAGATGCTTTTATCGATTTACAACCCTACCCTTCTTGGACTTTAGATGCAACATCTTGCAGATGGAAATCACCTGTTGATAGACCTTCTCAAATAGGAAAAGAAAGATATGTTTGGGATGAAGACAACAACCAATGGATAAGACTTGAAGAAGGTGAAGTTTAAAAATGAAAGAGAACGAACACTGACCATACCTGAAGGAACTGTTTTACAGTATTTAATCCCTGATGTTAAAAGCAGTTTGGTATATGAAAATAAGCGGTTTATTGCATCTTTGTTAGATAATAGATTTAATACGAAAAGAAAAAGAACTTAGTAAGGAATTATGAATGGAATTGTCAGATGTTGTACTAGCACTGGTCAGTATTATTTCAACTGGCTTAATGGCAGTAATGAAATCAACTAACAAGACTATTAAAGATATGGAAACTAGAATAACAACTTGTCAGATTAATTTACATAAAGACTTCGTACATAGAGA